GGAAAACTTGGTGTATTTACCATTGAGAAATCGTCATCAAACATTCTCTCAAAATGGTCAAACACATTGTCAAACCCTACGGTTACTGGTCTTAATTGATTAAAAATAGAAAGTGCTTTATTGGTCATAAAACCTCCTTTTGTTAAGCAAAGTTTCTAATATAATGACAACCTATTATAGCATTGTCATAGTTATTTATATAAGTATCATTTTAAAAATGTCAACCTATAAAGGGCAGTTTCTTTTGTCACGGAGTACAAACTGCCAAAGCTCACCGTTTTGCGACACCGACAATTTCTTATCGGGTTTTTACGCCGTCAGGACTTACGAATAGCCTGACCATAATATATATACAACAAAAAGTGGCGTAAAATTCTTTAATAACCTCTAGTTCTCAATAACTTAGCCTGCTTTTTCTTATAGTTAGCAATACCCTCTTTTTTCTTCCTACGCTTTTTCTCGGAAGGCTTTTCAAAGTATTGTCTGGCCTTTAGTTCTTTTAATAGGCCATTTTTTTGAGACTTCTTTTTTAAAACTCTTAATGCCTGCTCTAAATTACCATTTCTTACTTGAATTGTAATACTCAATTTAAATTTACCTCCTCTCCTAATGTGTAGATAGTGGTGGAGGCCACTACGCCTCCACCTAGGACTACACTATGTTTGATAGATTTAGATAACTTCTTCGTCATCCGACTCACTATCTTTGTCATTCTCTGTTTGAGCAGCTACATCAGCTTTTCTCTGATCCTCTAAAATGTCTTCAACACTAGCGCCAGAGTCAACTTTTGTATATAACTCAACAAAAGAATTTTTTGTATCATCATCAAATCTATTAGTACACATTTGAACAGCCTTCATCTTATTATCAAAGATAGCATAGGCTTGTGTGATATGTACAAGTCTTCTAGTTGATATGATCTCATCAACACCACCATCAAAGTAGGTTTTTCTGATTACATCAGCCCACGTTGTTAACTTGTCAACGAATTTAACATCTGATTTACCAGAAGCTTTTAAGGTGTTGTTAAGTATTTTTTTCTCAATAGCAACACTTGGATATTTCTGTTCAAAAGTCACAGGAAATCTTTCCAAAAATGCCTCGTTAAGAACATTGGTACCGATAAACTTACCGTCATCTGAACCTTGTCCTTTAGTATT